GAAAGCAAGCAACAAAATGATGAATAAGGAGGATGTAAAGAACAAAGACGTTGAATATTTCTTTCCTGACCATCAGATTACTGTTACAGCAACCTCACACGAGGAAGCAGAACGCAAATTATCAGCAATTATCAATAAGAAATAGGTATGGCAAAATTACAGGGACGAAGATTTAACATAGGAGTGGGACGAGAAAGCACACGAGGTACAGGGCGTGCTGTACAGAGGTGGCTTCCTACAACTGAACTAACTATTGACGAAAAGGTAGAACACGCAAAAGAGGAAAGCGTATATGGAGTAATAGAAAATCAGACTGATGCAGACGTTGTAAAGACATTTGCAGAGGGGTCAATTTCAGGATTGGTGGACGATAATGGGATTGGGTATATCCTTTATGGAGCGCTTGGTTCAATCAGTACGTCAGGGCCGACAGACAGTGCGTACACTCATACGTTTACTGTTGCACAGACCGCACAGATACAGTCACTTACATTCACAGCAAGTGAGCCAAATGCACAGACAACCGCTTCCCTTCTCTTTCCTCTCGTCGCGATTGACAGTCTTGACCTTGATTTTGAGGTTGGGCAATACCCTACATACTCGGCATCGTTTACTTCAAACGTATCAAGTGCTACTTCAGCGACAGTATCGTACACTGCACCTAACAACTTCCGACCACAGGACGGCTCTATCAGGATTGCAACTACATACGGAGGTCTTGCATCAGGAACTACTTACGCTGTAAGGCGAGCATCTGTATCTATTTCAAAGAACGTAGAGGATGACCACAACATTGGGTCAACTAACGTAACTGATAGGCTTAATAAGCAGTTCCAAGTTACTGGCTCGTTTGAGATTGTGTATGACAACAGAACAAACATTACCGAAATGCTTGCAAACTCTACACGAGCTATACAGATTGCGTTTACCAACACAAACGTACTTATTGGAGCGTCAACACGACCAGCAATTACTATTAAGCTTGCAAAGGTGAAGTTAACGGAGGTAGCACGAAATCTAGGAAAGGACGATATTGTAATGGCGACGATTAACTTTGAGGCGTTCTACTCGCTGTCTGATTCAAGAATGATTGACATCGCATTGGTTAATACCGTTTCTTCTTACGCCTAATATATTATAATAACGTAATGGAAAGAAAAACATTAAAAATCAAGTTACCAATTACGGGATTTGAGATTGAGTATTACTCATACATTACGGCTGGAGAGAAACAGCAGATAACGGAGATTATGACATCAAACATGTCAGCGGATGCAACTGGTTCAGTCAAAGGGGATATTCCACTTTCTCTGGTCTACAAATCCAACGACAAGGCACTTGAGTTATTGGTGAGAAACGTGAATGGAAACGCAGATAATGTGATTGAGCAGGTAAAGAACTTGCCGTCATCTGACTATGACATGCTTCTTGAGGAGATAAACAAGGTGACAAGCGATTCTTCGTATACTCAAAAAAAAACGACATAGAGTATTCGTACAAGGTTCTTCTAAGCGGAAGCAAGACAGACATACCAACAGAAGTGATGACGTGCATGGTGTGCGAGAAGATGGGCTGGTCATATCAGGAGTACCTGAACCAGCCAAACTGGTTTATAGATTGCCTGATAATGAAGTGGTCACTGGAAAACAAGCAACAAAATAAGAAATAAAATGAACGAAAAAGTTTTGCAAATCGTAATAAAGGCAAAGAACGAGGCAGAGAAAACTTTGCAGGGTCTTAATCGAACTCTAAAAGACAATGAGCAAGGCTTTAAGAACATGGCAACAGCAGGAACAGTCGGGCTTGGTGCTATTGCTACTGTTGTAGGAGTGTCCGTAAAAGCATATGCGGAGAGCGAGCGGTCACAAAGACAACTTGAACACGCAATCATACAGGTTTCAAAGGGGACAAAAGAGCAGGTAAAAGCAGTCAATGAGATTACTAATGCACTTCAAAAAAAGGCAGGAGTAGATGCGGATGCTCTTAATGCAGGAGTAGCCCAGCTATCCACGTTCGGTCTTCAGTCACAATCAGTCATTGACCTTACCAAATCGCTTGCAGACCTTACAATCAATCAGGACGGTGTGACGGCTGGTGCGGACAGTTACATATCAAGCGCTAACATTATGGCAAAGGCATTACGAGGAGAGTTCGGCATGCTGTCTAAAATGGGTATTCGCTTCACGGAACACCAGCAGGAACTCATCAATACAGGTACTGAACAGCAGAAGGTTGCAACAATCATCGAGGGATTTAACCAGAACCTACGAGAAACAACAGACACTGTTGCAGGATATGACAAGTCACTTGGACAGCTTAAAGGTTCATTTGGCGACATTGTAGAAAGCATAGGAAAGTCTTTGCAACCTGCTCTCCTTGCTCTTGCAAACACAATGCTTCCAGTAATTCAGACAGTGGCTACATTTACAGAGGAAAACCCTAGGCTTGTTGTTACAATCTTGGCAATTACAGCAGGAATATCCGCTTTGCTTGTTGCGCTCGGGTTGCTTGGTCTTGCCATACCTGCCATCACTGCTGGATTTGCTTTGCTTAGCACTCCTGTTCTTGCAGTCATCGGTATTGTGGCGGCGTTTACGGCAACAATATACGCACTGAACGAGTCAATAAAAATCTTGCAGAACGATATGGACTTAGTTCTTGGAGGGCTAAAAGCGATGTTTACTGAAACATTTACATACATTATAGATAACCCAATAGCCTCATTAAAAAGGGCTTTGCAGTCAGTAATAGACTTATTTCTTAAGGCAAGCGGTCTTGGGCTTGCAAAGAAAGCAGGTGAGAAACTGTCTGACTGGTTCAAGGGCAAGGCAACAGGAGGAGGTGTGCAGTTAGGGCAATCATATATGGTAGGTGAAAAGGGGCCTGAACTATTTACCCCGTCATCCAACGGCTCAATCACACCTAATTACAAAATGGCAGGTGCAGGAGGTGTTAACCTGACAATCAATATGAATGGAGGAACGTATCTTGATGACAGTGTTGCGGAGCGTATCGGGGACAAGATAATTCAGGTCTTTAAAAGGACTGCTAGATTTTAAATAACACTATGTCAATCACACTAACCATAAATGGAACAAACAGGGTATCTCTGGTTGATTGGAAATCTTTGAAAAGAGAGCAGATCTTGAGCAAGGAGGCTGACAAACTTTCTTTTTTGATTAAGAAGTTTAACGGACAAACATACAAGCCTACTTCTGGTGATGAGGTGGTATTAACAATTGGAGCAACTAAGGAGTTTGGTGGGTACATCGTTGAAATGGAGGAGGAAGGAGAGGGAACCGTCGAGTACATCAGGTGTATCTGCAAGGACTATACACATGACCTTGATAGGCAACTGGTGTCAAAGACATACGAAGCGATGACAGTCAATGCCATAATTGCAGACCTAACTACTACATTTGCCTCTGGTATTACTGACAATGCCGTAAATTGCCCTGTGACGATTGATTCGGTCACGTTCAACTACTTACCCATATCAAGGTGTTTAACACGCCTCACAGAGCTTGTAGACGGTTTTGAGTGGTATATAGACTATGACAAGGACATTCATTTCTTTGAAACAGCATCGACTGCATCCGCCTTTGACCTTACGGACACGTCAGGCAATTATGTCTATAACTCTCTGTCTGTACGAGAGGACACGCATCAGTTAAGAAATGAAGTCATCATACGGGGAGGATTGCTTACCAGCACAACGCTTAGAACAGAGTACCTATCAGGTGACGGAACAAAGGACGTGTTTCCCCTTGCTACAAAATTCGCCAACCTACCTACGATTGAGGTTGCGTCCGTAGCCAAGACTGTCGGAGTTGAGAACATTGACCCTGCTGGCTTTGACTGTTATTGGAACTACAACGAGAAGTCGCTCAAGTTTGTAACACCTCCTGCAAGCGGTACGTCAAACATAACAGTCACGCAATATCCGCAATACCCTCTTATCCTCCAAAAGAGAAACGAGGCAAGCATAGCGACATACGGCTTATTTCAGCACGTCATCGTGGACAAGAACATTCGTGACCTTGATACTGCTGGTCTTAGGGCGGACGTCGAGCTTCTTAGGTACTCGACACCCGAAAAGACTGCATCGTTTCTCACCTATACTTCTGGTCTTATGACAGGACAGACCATAAACGTACAGTCTACGATACGTGGGATTGACGAGGACTTCAAGGTTCAATCAATACGCAGTTACCTAAGAACGCCTGACACTGACGAGCTTACCCACGAGGTCGAGTGTGTGACCGCAGAAGACATTGGAATAAACGACATACTGGCAAGACTTCTAATCGTGAACCCGTCAGACCAGATAGAGATTCAGGAAGATGAGTTTGTATCTCGGATTAGGCAAACAACTGAATCATTTACGATTGTCGACTCGACACCGACCAACAGCAAGACATCACCTCCTTACAGATGGACAACAGGAACAACAACCCTTGTGTGGGGATTTGGTACATGGAGTTAATGCCAAAGAGAACTAAAGTGGTATAATATTTTTATGTTAAAAGAAAAAACTGGAATAAAAGGAAAGTTTAGAGCAATCAAGTCCTGTTCAATTACAGGAAAGTTAATTGAAGTAACTCCTTTTTATGACAATATAGTTCTTCTTGGAACTAATACAGGTAAAGACCTTGTGCTTGATAGACTTAACGGCACTAACACTTACTCATTAAATATAACTCATTTAGACATAGGAACGTCAAACACGACTCCTACTGTTTCTGATACGGCACTCAATGCGGTTACAGCAAGAACGGCAAAGGTGACTGGAACAATATCAACAAATACGCTCACATTAAGATTCTTCT